TTGGGGCTGGTGATTGGCGGCTCTGTCAGTTCCACCCTGGGTTCGGCCTTCAGTACCGTCGAAGGCCGTATCAAGAAGCTGGAGCAAAAGGGTAGTCAAGCCAAGGTGTTGAGAAACACCATTGGCGAAACCATGCGGCTGCGTGATGAATGGAAGAGGGCGCACGACAGTGGTGCTGCATCGGCCTCTGGTTTGCTGCGCAAGCTTGAGAACAATCTCGACACGCTGCGTAAACAGGGTGTTCAGGTCGGCAAGCTCAGGCAGGAATATCAGTCCCTTGACCGTGTGGCCAGAAGCATGGACCTCAAGGTCAAGGGACACCAACAGATTGAGCAGGGCAAGGCCGGACTCAAGTCCGGGATCGGAGCCGCTGTCGCGGGTGTCGGCGCATTGGCCGTGCCGACCAAGGTCAGTGCCGACTATCAGGCGATCATCCGTGACATCGCGATCAAGGCGGGGGTGGCCAACAAGCCACAGGAAGCGGAACTGACCACCTCGGTGATCAAGACTTCCCAAGACACGGGTATGGCACGCAACGATGTGGCTGACCTGGTCAACAAGCTGGTCGGTGCGGGCATGAGCCTGGACAAAGCGCTGTCCTACGCGCCGGTGGCGGCGAAGTTTGCGGTCGGGCAGGGGGCCAGCGGCACCGATACGGCCAACATGATTCAGGCGCTGCAACAGAACGCCAAAATCACCGATCCGAAGATGATGGAAAAAGCCCTTGAGGCCGTCGCCATGCAAGGGCAGGCAGGTAGTTTTGAAGCCAGCGACATGGCTAAGTGGTTTCCGCAACTGCTTGCGGGCATGGGCAAGCTCGGTGTGACCGGCATGGATTCGGTGAGCCAGCTCGGCGCAATGCTGCAGGTGCAGATGAAAACAGCCGGCGGCTCGGATGAAGCGGCCAACAACCTGAAAAACTGGATGGAGAAGATCGGCTCCACCGACGTTGTGAAGTCCTACAAGGACGTTGGTATCGATTATCAGGGTTCTCTCAACACAGGCATCCAGAAGGGAATGTCGACCCTGGAGTCCAGCTTTGCGCTGGCCCAGCACTACATCGAAAAGACCGATCCGGCCAAAGCCAAGAAAATGAAGGAGGCCACGGAGAAGATCAGTAAGGAAGCTGATCCGAAAAAGGCGAAAGAGATGCTGGATTCGCTGGAGCAGGCGCTGCGCACCGGCGATCTGTTCGCCGACATGCAGGTCAAGGCTGCGCTGACGGCGTACTCGCAAAACCGTGGCATGTATGAGCAACTGAAAAAGGACGCTCAGAACGCTTCAGGGATTCTGGACAAGAACCTGGCCGAGCGGCGTGGCGCTTCGTCGCAGATCTGGGCAGAGACGTTTCAGGCCGTCAACGACTCGATGCGTAGCATCGGCGACGCCATTCGCCCGGTCACTGACGCAGTCGCCAAAGGTATCACTGCAACGGCCAAGGAATTCACCACGCTTTCCGATAACGCCAAGCCTGTGGTTCTGGCCATCGCGTTACTCGGTGGCGGGTTGGTAGCCCTCAAGTCGGCTGCCGGTGCATTCAAAATCGGCAAAGGTTTGCTCAACCTCGGACGCGGTGCGTTAGGCGGAAACCCGAACAAGGTTCAGAAGGTCTTCGTCACGAACTCTGGCGATAGCGATGGCAAGCCCGAGGGCAAAGTCGGTGCGGTCAAAGGGCTGCTGGAGACTGGTCTCAAAGCCTTCAAGGGCAAGGATAAAGCCAAAACCAAGGACAAAAGCAAGACTCAGGACGGTGACAAGGAAAAGCCAGACGGTGACGACGATGAGTCTGAGGAAGGCGGCAAGACAGGTTTTGATCCTGTCGAAACCGGCCTCAAGATCCTCGATCTGTTCGGCGAAGGCAGTGGCGACGGCGATGGTGGCAAAAGTGGAGGCAGCAGCTCGGAGCCGCAGAAAGTCTTTGTGGTCAATGCTAATGCTTTTGGCAGTGTGTCAGACGCACCGGGTGATCAGCGTCGGGCTCGGCGCGGTCGACGGCGAGGCGCAGCGGGTGGTGCCGGTGGTCGTCGTGGTGGTCCTCCTATGCCGCCAAGGCCACCTGTTCCATCTCCATCCCCTCCGGTGCCCGCTGGTCGACTGGCGCGTATGGCCGGGGCTGCCGGGAAGTTGGGCGGTCTTGCCAAGGTGGTTCCAGGTGCCAAGTTTCTGGACGCGGGCATGCTGGCTCTGGACACGTACCAGAATGCCGAAACTCAGGACGAGAAAGCCGAGGGCTACGGCGGCGCGGCGGGGGGATTGGCTGGCGCGTTGGCAGGCGGTGCGGCAGGTGCAGCCATTGGCTCCATTGTGCCCGTTGTCGGCACGGCCATCGGCGGTCTGGTGGGCGCATTTCTCGGAGGCATGGGCGGGCAGGACGTCGGTGGTTTTCTGGGCAAAGCGCTGTTTGGCTCAGACGAAAAAGCCGAGGCTGTTGCTGAAAAGCCAGGCGATACCAAGCCGTCTGCTGCGCCTGGCGATGTGGTCAAAGCGATGGCGGCGGTTGGTCCACCCCAGGCGTTGCCTGCTGTCATCAAGGCTACCGAGCAAAGCAAGGCCGAGCCCGCGAAGATAGATCAGCAATTCACCTTCTCGCCGAACATGCCCGTCAGCGTACAGGGTGATGTGAAGGATCCGGCCCAACTGGCGCGAGAGATCGCGCCGTTTCTTCAGCGTCAATTTGAAGAGTTCAGTCGGCAGGCGGCAGCCCGTCAATTGTTTGATGTCCCAGATGTGGGGTAAGGAAAGGTTATGGCCTATGCAGAGCAACTGCAGTCGTCGTTGAAGTACTTGATTACAGCGGGAGAGGTAGGGCGTCGAAGTCTGGATGACATGGTTGGCCCCTTGAATGGGGCCATCGGCGACATCACAGGGGCAGCATCAGAACTGGAGAACATCCCTTTCATCGGTCCTGCCGTAGGCGCGAAGTTGCAGCGCACCATGCGTGGCATCAATGTCGCCCAGTCGAAGGCTGGCCAGGTGGTGGCGATGTACGGGCAGGCGACCAGTGCGGCGGCGCAGGTGCAAGAGCGTATGGGCACACTGAAAGAGCAAGCGTCCAAGGCGAGTGCTGCAATCAATCGGGTTGCCGGGAAGATTAGCCCGTCTCTGGGCAACATCGCACCCTCCGGCAGTTTTGCCTCGCAGACCACGCCAGCCCCGGAAGCAGTAAAACCGTTTCCGCACTTGCTGATTATTCAGCCACTCAAGCCAGAGGCGCAACCTTACTACTTCAACCTGGACACGGCTGCCTTTGACGAGCTGCGCAGACAGACCGCGTTCCGTTGGGCCGGGCAAGAGCGTTTGACCCGCAGCATTGCGCAACAGGCGGTTGGGTTCGGCGACGACAAGCTGAGTTTGAAAGGGTCCATCTTTCCAGGCTTCAAAGGCGGACTTAAGCAACTGAACACGCTGCGCAGCATGGGTCGCAATCTGCAACCGCTCAGCCTGACAACAGGCTATGGAGAGGTTCTAGGCAACTGGTGTCTGCTCAGTGTGGATGAAGAACAGAGCAACCTGCTGGCCGGGGGTATTCCCCGCAAGCAGGGCTTTTCATTGGAGTTCGTGAGCTATGGCGACGATTTGCAGAACGTCTGACGGGGATCTGCTCGACACTCTGTGTCAGCACTACTACGGGCACCTGAATGGCAGCGTTGAAGCGGTGCTGGATGCCAATCAGGGCCTGGCAGATGAGCCTCAACCGTACCGGGCTGGCGTGCAGATCCTGCTACCGGATCTGCAGGTCACAAGCGAAGAAGTCATTCAGCTCTGGGGCTAGGGTCAGCCGGTTCACATCCACCTTTTATCAACGCTTGGCGGCGGATTCTAGTGAATCTGCCATGCCTTGCCATGGCTATCAAAGAAGGTCTCATGAAGCCTGCATTCCGAATCGTTGCGGATCGCACCGATATCACGGCCTTGATCAATGACCGTTTGTTATTGCTCCGGACAAGTGACAAGCCAGGCATGGAGTCTGATGAGTTTGAGCTGCGCATTGATGATCGGGACGGAGCCGTTGCCCTGCCTTCGAGAGGCGCGGACATCGAGATTTACCTGGGTTACGAAGGACAGCCACTGACGCGGCTGGGACTTTACACCGTGGATGACATTGAATCGTCCGGGCCTCCCGATACGTTGGTCATTCGCGGCAAGGCTAGCGATATGCGTGGCAGCGGCAGGACCACTCGTTCCGGCAGTTGGGAGGACGTCTCGCTGCAGCAGATCGTGAACGACGTCGCGACACGTAATAGCTGGAAGCCTGTCTGTAACGTCGCAACGAAGGTGCCTCGCGCTGATCAGCTTGACGAGTCGGACTACAATTTCATTACCCGGCTGGCCAAGAAGCATGACTGCACCGCCAAAGTCGCCGACGGCAAGTTGTTGGTGCTGCCACGCCAAGGCGGCGAGAGCGCAAGTGGTAAGGCATTAGGCGTTGTGAGGATTCAACGCCATGACGTGGCGCGCTGGCAGTTTCGCCTGAGTGACAAGACCACGCAAAGAGCCGTGCAGACCAAGCATCAGGACAAAAAAACGGGAAGGCTGAAGGTGGTTGAGCTGACCAACGATCAGTTGCCTGACGGCCTGCCGCCCGTTCACACCGACCGCCATATCTACCCGAACAAATCTGCTGCTGAGCAGGCAGCGAAGGCGCGCCTTGCCGCATTCAATCGCAGCACCGCTGGCGTTCGGCTGGAAATGGCCGGGCGCACCGATCTGTTCGCCGAGCGTATGGTCGACGCCCAGGGCTTCAAGGTCGGCCTGGATGGTGAGTACCTGGTCGACTCGGTTGAACAGGTATTCACCCAGTCCGGCTGGACCACCACGGTGGAGTGCAACGGCGGTAAATCCGGCAAGGCCAAAGCGAAGGGCAAGAAAAAGAAAGAGAAGAAACCGATCAAGGTCGTACAGCTTTAACCGGCCAGATCAGCACCCACTTATCAGGAGAACCACGCATGTCGATTACCACGCAGCAGTTGCTGCAGATCCTTCCCAACGCCAGCTCCCGAGCTGGCGTTTTTGTTCCTGTCTTAAACGTTGCAATGAGCAAGTACGCCATCGTCACCAGATTGCGCATTGCCGCATTCATCGCCCAGATTGGCCATGAGTCTGGCCAGTTGCGCTACGTTCGCGAACTGGGCAGCGATGACTACCTCGACAAGTACGACACTGGACGGCTGGCTGAACGCCTGGGCAACTCGCCCGAGGATGATGATGACGGCCAATTGTATAGGGGCAGGGGGCTGATTCAGGTCACCGGCAAAGCGAACTACGCGGAGTGTGGCGAAGCGCTGGGCTTGGATCTAATCAATCATCCAGAGCTGCTGGAGTTGCCCCAACACGCCGCAATGTCGGCAGCGTGGTTCTGGCACCGCTCCAACCTCAACACGCTGGCGGACAAGGGCGACTACATCACCATCACCAAGCGCATCAACGGCGGCACGAATGGCTTGGCTGATCGTCAGGCTCTTTATGACCGTGCGTTGCAGGTTATCAAAGGCTGACCTCATCAGCGCCGCTCAGGGCGTAGGTCGTGCAAGTTATTCAAAGTGAAAAGAGCGACCAGTCGTGATGCGTCAACATCACGCCCGGTCACTGTCCCCGCAGATTGCCCCTGCAAGTCCAGCCAAGGCTCTCGCTTCGTGCACAAAGCGGAGCGAGCCTAGCACCTGTTCATATATACAGTAAAGGTCTTGCTTTCCATGTCCACACCCATCATCCCTTGGATGGGCGGTAAACGCCGCCTGGCCGACCGTCTCATCCCGCTGTTCCCACCCCACGAATGCTACGTCGAAGTGTTCGCTGGAGGTGCGGCCCTCTACTTCATGCGTCCCCAGGCAGCCCCCGTTGAGGTCTTGAACGACATCAACGGAGACTTGGTGACGCTGTATCGCGTCGTCCAAAACCACCTTGAAGAATTCGTCCGCCAGTTCAAATGGGCTCTCAGCTCGCGCCAGGTGTTTGAGTGGCAGAAGATGACCCGTCCCGAAACCCTCACCGACATCCAGCGCGCCGCCCGGTTCTTCTACCTGCAGCACCATGCCTTTGCAGGAAAAGTGAGCGGGCAGACGTTTGGCACTGCCACGACCGGCCCGGCCATTAACCTGCTGCGGATCGAGGAAAACCTGTCTGCAGCTTGGCAACGTTTGTCAGGTACATACGTGGAGAACCTGCCGTGGCTAGATTGCGCCGAGCGCTACGACCGGCCTCACACTTTTCATTACATGGACCCGCCTTACTGGCAGACGGCTGGGTACGGGGTGGATTTTTCGTTTGAAAACTATGAGCGAATGGCCGACTTCATGCGACGCTGCAAGGGAAAGGTGATGGTCAGCATCAATGACCACCCTGACATACGGCGCGTGTTTGAAGGCTTCCATTTTGGAACGGTCGAAATTCGCTACAGCACGGCAAACCAGAGAAAGGTAAAGGCTGATGTCAGTGGTGAGCTGGTTATCATGAATTGGGAACCGGTGGCGTTGGGCAGGTTGTTATGATTGCGGCATAGGTACCTTTGCAGGGGCGTTGTGTCGACTTGCCCTAGTTCTAACGCTAAGTTTTTCTAGCAAAAGAAGATATTAAAAATTAAGGTTTCTTCTGATGAGAGCTTTATCTAACTTGCTAGATCTAATGGTAAGTCGCTAATGTCTTTTAGTCGTCTGCCATCAACCATGATAGCTAACATCTCTGCCGAGTCGTCCATGCCTAATTCCTTCAGAGTTGCCTGAAGCTCATACAGCGCAAAATGATAAACACAGTCGATGTCGCCCGTACCGAGAGCGATTGACGCTAGTCTACTAGGTGTTGGCTCGGCAGTTACTACCATAATATTTGGTAGATGGCCTTTTCTATTACGCATCAGGTTCAAGGCTTCGGAACGTGCGTTCTGCGCCCTATCACTTCGGATAGTCCACTTACATGAAACGCTTGCGTGTAAAAGCGGCTTCCCTCCCGCAACCGCCCGTAAGCTGGCTCTGGTGCTAACCGAATTATCAACCAAAAACTCATTAAGGTTGATATTTGCATCGCTTTCTAAACCTCTAACTACGACAATATCTGGGGTTATCGTGTAGTCGCTTCCCAACGCCGCAGCCAGCTCTGCATCGGCCTTCGCAGCCCGATCCAATGCTATCAAGTGTGCGTATTGCTCGTATTTAGCAATTTCTAATCGATTACGCCCAGAAACTTGATGGATGTCCCAATCGCCGGGCCGAAGATGTCCCAGCTTCAGAAAAGTGTTTTTCACATACTGTGCGCAGATTCCTTCAAACTCGTTCCCAGAAGTTTGGCCGGCTTGACGCTCTGCAATTGTTTCAGCTTTTAATAGTTCTGCGATTCCTTTCGCGATCGCGATACTGCTTCTATTGCTACTATCGGCATTGCTTGGTACGCCCTTTTCATTAATTGTTAGGGTTGTTTTGAGAAGCGATGCGTGGAAGTCTTTCCGTGCTTGTAGGAACTCAGGGGGAATATTCATCAAGCAACCCGCACTAAACGTTTTACTGAAAGCGCCTTGAAAATCTGCGTTGCTACCGCACATGCAACAGGAGGCGGAAATGCATTACCTATCTGTCGGTATGCTGCAGTTTTTTTACCATGAAATTGCCAGTCATCGGGGAACCCCTGTATGCGTGCAGCCATACGGGTAGTAAGCCTAGGCATGCCCTCAAAGAACTCAGTAGGAGGTTCATTTGCAATGCCCATCCCACAGACACCAATAGAGGCCCATGCTTTCTTCGCTCTTGTTGGGCCAAGATCGGGACCACCGTGTTTTTTCGAACCGCCGACAAGCGTTGGTGCGATTGTGTTGGCTTGCTCTCTCCAAGCATCCGCGCCCCGCCAACCATCTTCCTTCATTAGGTCGTGAAGAAGCTCGCCGACAGTAGGTGGAGTAATCAATTTTGGCTCAGGCCACGAAAAACCTTCAGCAAGGTCTTTTCTAATACCTACGAAAACAACGCGAGGGCGAAGTTGGGTAACGCCAAAATCGGAAGCGTTGAGGAGACGCCAGCCTGGAACATAGCCAAGCTTTTTAAGCTGCTGTTCAACCTTATTACGATAGTCCTCGAAGACAGCATCAAGTAGGCCGCGCACGTTTTCGAGCATCACAGCCTTGGGCCGACACTCATCGATAAGACGTAAAGCTTCTGGAAAAAGGTCGCGCTCATCATCAGCGCCCAGCTGTTTACCGGCCTTGGAGAAAGGGGGGCAAGGAACTCCGCCCGCCACAAGATCAACTCCGAAGTAAGGGAGACCGTTGAAATGACGCAGGTCCTGCTCTTGCACCTTCCAGTCAGGACGGTTCAAGCGGAGTGTTGCACAGGCAGGAGGCTCAATTTCCACCAACACTTCATGCCCAAATCCCGCCATTTCCAGTCCGAGGGCTTGCCCACCAGCTCCGGCGCACATTTCCAGTGAAGTGAATAGGCTCATTTTGTTCCCCCGCAGGCCTGTATTTAGGGCTGCCTCTTACAAATCGCTAATAGTATCACAGTGTATGGATAAACAGGGATCCCCGTCAGCAGCAGCTTGATCAGTTTTTGTGTGCTTCAGTCCACAATGCCTCAAAGCGCTTGGGCGGAGTGAAGCTCCTACGGCGCTCTGAAAAGGCTTTTTTCCTGAAAATGGACAGATTAGCTACCTCAAGGTGCTACGCCCACAGGTAACTCAGCTTCCGGAACTTATGTCGTAATTTACGGTCACAGCGGAGCTCTGCGCCAATTAACGTGTAGCAAAGGCTACCAAGGAGAGGTAAAAGATGGCTTTCGACGCCTTTATTCAGATCGCAGATATTCCCGGCGAAGCTCTGGACGAGAAGTACAGCAAATGGATTGAGATTACTGGATATAACTTTGGCGTCAGTCAAAGCACGTCCGCAACCGCCAGTTCCTCAGGCGGCGCTTCATCTGGTCGCACAACCATGACCAACTTCACGTTCACCAAATTTCTCGACAGTGCCAGTTGCAAGCTGATGGAAGCCAGCTGCGCCGGCCAGCACCTCAAGGAAGTGAAGCTAGTGCTCTGCCGTGCAGGGACCGATAAGCTCAAGTACTACGAAGTGGTTCTCGAAGAAGTGATCATTGCCGATTACACTCAGAGTGCGAGCTCCGGAATTCCCATGGAAATCGTACAGCTAAACTACGGCCGCATCAAAACCACCTACACGCTGCAGAAACGTGTCGATGGTACTGCAGGTGGTAACATAGCCGGTGGATGGGATCGGATTAATAATAAAAAATATTCGTGAGGCACGACCATGGCCGAAGTACGAACTTTTATTAATACCAAAGCGCAGACCTTTGATTCCTTGAAAGCCAACCTTGCGTTGCCAAATAATACCAAGGCCAAATTCGTCGCACTTAACTCCCACATCTCGGGCGGCGTTGTCCTGCCCGGTGAGTTGGTCATAATCGGCGATGCCTCCACTCCGTCTTCTACTGCTCAGGAAGCCTTCCTGATGGCAAAGGCTGCCGATGTGCATACGGCTTTGCTGGTTAACGGTGTTGATGCTGATGACTTCTTTATTGAGAATTTCGAGCTACTCAAACAAGCCATATCATACACCTCGATGGGTATAGGCGCTGCAAGTGATGGCTGGGCCAAGCATATGGAGGAGATCAAGAAAACGCTTCAAGATATAGAAAAGCTTTACCGGGAACACTTGGGCTCCGGGAGTATGAACGAACGAGACGCGTTCTATGCCAAGCGAACAGGGTTGTTTATGAAGCTTGACGAACAGCTGGGTAATTTTCTTTCATATGGGGCCGGGCTTCGTAATGAAGGTTCAATCAAAAAAATGCTTGGGCTTTCAACCAACAGTTATATGCATTCCGGAGAAATCTCAGGATACGCCGACAAGGTATCCGGCGTGGCAAAAGCTGCTAAATGGATCAAAAGAGGAGCTTATATTGGGACTGCGCTTGAAGTAGGCTCTACTGGGCTCGCAATCCATAAAGCGTGCTCGCTTGGTCGTGAGGATGAGTGTCGAAAAGCGAAGTATGTTGAGGGTGGTTCGCTTGTGGGTAGTGTCGTTGGATCGGGTGCTGGTGGGTTTGTAGGAGGGGCGCTCCTCACTACAGCCTGCGTCGCAGTTGGTATTCCTACTGGCGGCATGGGGACGCTTGCATGCGGCGTAATTGGAGGCGCTGTAGGTGGGTGGGGCGGAGGTGCTCTGGGCGAGTCAAGAGGTGAGAAGTATGGAGAGGTTCTTTACGGGAAGATGACAAGTGAGTAGTACCCAAATCGATCTGTTTGCTGGGTTTATACTGATAGCTATTGGATTCGTTTTGCTTGCCGTAATTCTGATTGCTCACAAGTATATTGATGTTGTGGAGGGTTGTCTGGAGAATTGTTCTTATATAAAAGATAATAAGCGTGTCTGGTCAAGTGCTGGTTTGCTTGGCAAGGTAATGAGGGGAGGGATAATTTCAATGGTGTTAATAATGCCAGGAATGCATGCGAAAAGAGGTTTGGTAGATGTTCAGGAGCTGAATAGACTGCCAGGCCGATATAGGTATCTTTTTACGGTGCCGTTCATTACAGTCTGCGTATTGCTTGCTATTCTAGTGGCGCTTGATGTTGTCGAGAAGTACTTGATTTGAGCCTTGCTAAAAGAGCTTGAATTTATGGGTGGTACTAATGGGCGTAAGCCGGTGGCTTTATCTTTTTGGTTTCTGTCTATTGATTGTTTTTGTATCTTCGTTCTGATTGATTACGTTGTGTGCGGTTTTATCGGGTTTGAATGTGGTGTCTATGATGGTTGTGTTTCCATTGTGGCGGGTTTTCTTGTGCTTGGTTTGTTGTGCATGTTTGATAATGTGCGTATTATTTCAAGGTTCTGAATACGACTGGATGAAACCTAGTCTTCTTGAGCCGCTTCCAAGTAATATTCCTTTTAAGCCGAGTATGTAACAGATCAACGACCGGTCACGTAAAATCTTTTGTGGGCGGCCTTATCCGTGGCTGCTGAGAGCAGTGTCGATTGTTTCAGATTCCGCCCTCGAAAGCCCTGCCATGACGGGGGAGGTGATCAGGATAGGGCTAAAAGCCCCGGAGAATCATGGTGGCACCCCAGTGAAGCGCCACGCTGGAGTTGATTGCAGCACTAGCGTTGGTTGGTACGTGTGCCAAGGTCAACCTCTGCATTCACAATCCGCTTTAGCCACTCCCAGCCTTGGTAAGGATCACCGCGTCCATGCAAATGAGTGTACCGTCGCAACGAATTCCAATCACGATGGCCTGACACGCTTGAAACTCTGGGAATGTCCCAGTCCATTTCGAAAAGCCTGCTGATGCCGTCGTGTCGCATATCGTGAAAGTGCAGATCCTTCAGTTCCAGAAACTTACAGGCCCGAGTGAATGCGGCGGATATAGAATCTGAGTTGTATGGGAATATCTCGGTACACCCTTTAGGCATGCTCTTCAGGATCGCCCAGGCTTCGTCAGGAAGGTAGCACCAGACATCGTTGCCGATCTTCTGTCCGGGATTTTTCATGTCTCTGACCAGCACAGCCTGGCGTTTTTCATCCAGATCATCCCAGCGAATCCTAGTTATTTCTTCCTGTCTACGCGTTGAAAATATCGCGAACCCTAGCACTTTGGGCATGTTTATCGAAGAGGGCTTACGTAGCTGTATTTCAAAAAAGTGCGTAAACAGGGCGTCGAGTTCTTCTTTAGTTGGTCTGCGTGTGCGCTCCTTGCTTTTGCTGATCATTCCCAGCTTACGGAGGACGATTCGCGCATCAGACATTGCATGAGGAGCAACCTCATACCCCCAAGCTGGTTTCGCTACGGACAGTACTGCTCCTAGATGCGACAAATCATTTCCCACAGTTTGTGCCTGGACTCCTCCACCTTCCTTGCCCATACGCCATTGTGCGTACTCAACCAGCTTCTGGCTCGTCAATGCTGAGTCTGCTACCGCCCCAAGCCAACTCTCGCCGATGGCGGTAAGGGTTGCCCGCTTGGTCTTGCCCAGAGGGCGAATCTTCTCATACTCATCAAGGTATCGATCAATCATTTGTTTGACGCTGGCAGCATGGCGATTTTGGCGCTCTATCGCACCTGGTACGGCTAGCTCCGCCTCACGTCTTTTGATCCATGCCTGGGCAACCTGCTTACGATCGAAGGTTTGGGTTTCCTGATAAACTGGTTGGCCGACCCTATTGATCCGAATCTGTGCCGTGAAGCCAGTGGTTTTGTCTTTGCGTTTCCGTGCCGTGATTGTGCCCAT